GTTTCTGTAGCTACTTAATAAAAAGCTACATCGTTGGAAAAATCCAATCCACATTGCAGGCCCTCTTGCGCTCTACTTAAAACTACTATATACATTAATCACTATACAATAAATTGAATATCGACGCGTATAGTCGACGGCCTAGAGACGATATTCAAATAACTAGGAGGATAATACTATGGCAAACACTACGTTTTCAGGACCGGTCATTTCTAAAAATGGCTTTACAAGTACAGGTCCTGGTATGACTGTTAGCTTAACAGCTGACACAACATTAACAGTTGCTGCACATGCAGGTAGAATATTACTTTGCAATGATGCTGATGGTAAGTTTACTTTACCAAGCATTAATGTAAATAGTAATGGAGCTACTGCAGGTGATAACGACTTTAACAATCTAAACAACATTGGTGCTTCTTTTCACTTTTTTGTGGAAACTGCTGCAACAGATATGGACATCTTAACAGATGGAACTGATAAGTTTAAAGGTTCTATTTTAGTTTCTGTAGATGATGGAACTATAAAAGGTTTTGTACCAGGCGCATCTAATGATGTTATTACTATGAATGGTTCTACAAAAGGTGGAATCGCTGGTAGTGTAGTATCTTTCACTGCGATTGATACTGCTACATACATGGTCCACAATTCTTTATTGATTGGATCAGGCACAATAGTAACACCATACGCAGACGCGTAATAATTAACTCGGGGCGCCTGGTAATGCAGGCGTCCTTTAAAAGGAGGACAAAATATGGCAGACACAGTATTAAACACAACTGTATTTGACGGAGCAAAAAAACTAATCACTCACTTCAATGTGGTTTCTGATAACTCTGGAAGCACAACTAAAATAGTTGATGTTTCTGGATTAGCATCAAACAATGGTAAAACTTGCAAAACTGTAAGACTAAATAAAGTTAGTTTTAATGTTTCTGTAACAGCGCCAGCTGATGCAATTAGAATGCAATGGGATGCTGACACAGATGTAGTATTTCAAACTTTAGCGGGTGAAATGGAATATGATTATTCTAGTTTTGGTGGATTAAAAAACACTGAAGCTACAGGTTTCACTGGTGATGTAAACGTCGTTTTACCAGCTTGTGCAGCAGGAGATACAGGTACAATCGTTTGTGAATGGACTAAAATTTACGAGTCGTAGGAGTTTAAATGGCTAATACTACTTCGGGAACAGCAACGTTCGACAAGACTTTTGCTATTGATGAAATAGTAGAAGAAGCTTTTGAACGTATTGGATTGCAAAACGTTGCAGGATATCAATTAAAATCTGCAAGAAGATCTTTGAATATATTATTTCAAGAGTGGGGTAATAGAGGTATTCACTATTGGGAAATAGCAGATCTTAACATTGATTTAATTGAGGGGCAATCAGACTATGATTTTTTTAGATCAAGTGATGATGGCACTAGTGCTACGTCTACACCAGCGAGCGTTTATGGTATATCCGATGTCCTTGAAGCACAATTAAGGTCTAATAGAACTCAAACCACACAATCAGATTCACCGATGACAAAAGTAGATAGATCTACTTATGCAGGTTTTTCTAATAAATTATCTAAAGGTACACCCAATCAATATTGGGTAGAAAGATTTATTGATAAAGTTAGAATACATATCTATCCAACACCAGATTCATCTAATGCATCTAAAGATATGCATATCTATTACATAAAAAGAATTCAAGATGTTGGTGATTATACAAATGCAACAGATGTTCCATTTAGATTTGTACCTTGTATGATATCTGGTTTAGCATTTTATTTAGCACAAAAGTATCAACCACAAATGGTTCAACCTATGAAGTTGTACTATGAAGATGAATTTGCTAGAGCGTTAGCAGAAGATGGATCTGCATCTAGCACATACATTACACCAAAAGCTTATTACCCAGGATCATAATGGCGAGATTATATAAAGTAGGTGATTACGGTGAAATGAAACTAGGTGAGTTTCGTAAAAATATAATGCAGTATACTAGAAATAATTTAAGAAGCATTATACGAGATTCAGATCCAGAGATAGTAGAGATAGCTGAAAGTGAATTGGATAGAAGAGGAGAGGAAAGAAAAAAAGGTGGTTTAATAGATAAACCTTTAGGACCCGGTGGTAAGAAGAAAAAAAAAGGTAAAAAATAATGGCAAAGTACGCAACAGGTAAATACGCAAAAGCAATATCTGACAGATCAGGTATGGAGTTTCCATATAAAGAAATGGTTAGAGAATGGAATGGTGCCTTTGTCCATGTTTCAGAGTTCGAACCAAAGCAACCACAATTAGAACCAAAACCAATGAATGGTGATTCTATATCTTTACGTAACGTAAGACCAGATAGAATAGAACCTGCAGTTGCTGCATTATTAAAAAATAATCCTTTTTCTATTACATCAGGATCACAAACAATTACAGTTTCAGAACCAAACCACGGTAGATCAACAAGTGACACCGTAAGATTTAGAAATGTTGTAGGTAGTCCGGGTGGTGTAGCATTTACAACTTACGAAAACTCTAGTGGTTTTAGTATAACAGTGACTACAACAGATAAGTATACATTTACATTAGGTGCAACTCCTAGTATAACAGAGGAGTCAGGAGGACCAACTGTGTCTGCAGGACCAGTTACATTAACGGCATGATAAAAAAATTAAAGAAATTTATTTGTAAAATATTTGGTATTAAACAATGTGCTTGTCCAGAACAGGATGAACATCTTGAGTTGTACGAAGAAGTTACAAGTCGTAAACAAGATAAGATAAATAGAAAACATAAAAAAGGATCTGAATAATGGCTGGATTAAGTGCATCGGGTTTAATAACACAAATAAGAAATTATACAGAAGTAGACTCAAATGTCTTAACAGATTCTGTTATAGAAAATATTATTTTAAATGCACAGTATAGAATATTTAGAGATGTACCAATTGATGCAGATAGAAAACAACAATTAGGTAATTTAGTTGCAGGACAAGAATCAATTAATGCTCCAGCGGGTGCATTGTTTATTAGAGGAATACAAGTTTATAGCACTGCAGGTTCTGAAACTACAGGAGCTAATAGATGGTTAGAGAAAAAAGATTATACTTATTTACAAGAGTTTCAGGATGTAACAGGAACATCAGCAGCTCAAGGTCAACCTAAATATTATGCTATGTTTGGCGGAGGCACAGGAGAATCTGATACTACATCAGGACGTATAGCTTTTGCTCCAGTTCCTAATACAACTTATAGATTTAGAGTGCATTTTAATAAAATGCCAGATCTTTTAGAAGGCAATGGAACAAATTATATTAGTATGAATTTTTCAAATGGGCTTTTATATTGTTGTTTATCAGAGGCATATGGATATTTAAAAGGCCCGATAGACATGTTGACATTATACGAGAATAAATATAAACAAGAGGTACAGAAGTTTGCTAACGAGCAAGTCGGTAGAAGACGAAGAGATGACTACACAGATGGAGCAGTTAGAATACCGATTAACTCAGCAAACCCATAGGAGATAAATTATGGCAATAACATCAGCAATATGTTCAAGCTTTAAACAAGAGCTTTTACAAGGTAAACACAGTT